GTGGTTCTACATCACCATTCTTGATTCTGATGGGATTTGATATGTCACGATTAAACTGCTGTACAGCTACAATAGTGTAGCCATAAAAGTCTCTGGCATATCTTAGCTCATCACTCATCTTGTCAATAGTTTGCTTTTTAGTAGTGAGCTCTCTTGTGGTTTTAAGCAATCCCAGATGATCTAAAACAACAATAGTCACTTCATTCTCATCATTAGGAATGTAGATCTTGTTGTATTCATCTAGTTGTTCAACCACACCATTCTTCAATGCATGACTTCTCAAGTCTTTAGCAATACCAACAGGATTCTCTGGACCATCTATGATTGTGATGACATCATCCATTTGTTCCATGTAATCTTTATACAATAGAAATATGTCATGCTCATCCTTTGTCATTTTCTCAGTCCAGCCCAACAACTTGCTTACAGGAATGATATATCCATGATCTAAGAAGATCTTTCTACACACCCACTTAGCAAGTTTGTATGTTCTACTACGCTCCATTGACCGATATATGATACGTAACTTGAATTTTGGGTCTTTCTGACTGATATACCAGTCATAGGGGTTCAAAACAAAAGCATCATCTATAAAGCTAGTCTTACCTGAACCTGTTAAACCACCTGCTACAAAATACATACGCTTTCTAATGCCTATATACCTGTTCAAACGATGAAAACCCATAGGAATACCATTATTCCTACCGTTTATACCATTATCTACTTCTCTCTTTAGTGCTTCAAAACTCATATATCAACGGATCTTTTTGTTTGTGCAGTGGGTATTTTAACTCCTGTTTTAATCATTTCTAGAAACGGTTCAAAGCTTCTCTGTGAGATGTATGTGAAGACATTTTGCATATACGTCATTCTATTATCCCCATTCTTCACAGAAGCTTCTTTCTTTAAGAAAACATCTAATAGTGTAGCATTTATAATATCATCTGCTGTATAGTCTCCTTCAGCTAGTATTTTATTAAACTTAATGCGACACTCATCTCTGTTTCTCTTAAGACCTCTTGATCCAGCAAACTTCCTACCATTGTGTTCAAAGTTATCTGTAGCAGGAAATGCATTCCACCAAGCATCAAAGTCTGATGCTTTCTGCTTTAGCTTTTTCATAGGTTCTTTCACCTCTGAATCAGCAAACGTCAGCAACTCTCTACCCACCTGTGTAATTTCTTGAGTTACATCAGAGACAAGACCTTTCCTGACTAAAGACTGATAGAGGCCAGCTATCTTCATACTTCCATCTATTAGTGGTTGTATGTCAATATTGGCCTCTACAAGCTTTAATAAGAAAATGTGATCTAGACTATAGGATTGTTTGAGAAGTTGTTCAAAATGGGAGGGTGTCACATTGAACTTCATTGTTCTTCTCTGTGGTTAGGATGATTTTTGCAGGTTTTCTTTTCTCGTATTCGTGGTTTGCTTGTTCCACTTCATCTTTCTTTTGCAATTGGATAATTGCAACTTCCCTAATGGGAACATGTTCATAGTCTTCGTGTACATTCATCGTTTTCTGTTGTATTTAATTGCAAGTTCTACTAATACAATTAGTAATGTAGTGCTAAAGAAACAATAGATTAGAAGAAAACTGGCCATGACTCATAGCGTTAAAAGTCCAAAGTTTTTGTCAAAGAATTCATATGTTTCACGAGTCTTTGCACCATTGAATTTAAAAACTTTTTTCAAAACTCCAAAAGCATAACTCTTGAATATTTCTTTTTGCTTCTTAGTCATTTTCCATTCTTCCTTCCACTCTGTTTCTGTAACAGTGTTAGCCATTGTTTTTCCCAATATGTTGAATTGATATTCCAGAAGATGTTCTGAAACATTTTCTCTGTTTATGGGAGGATGTGGAACGTTTGTGAATTTCAAAAGCATCACTTGATTCTTAAACTCATCAACATCCCAAACATCAATCATAGCATTCTTTTTAATTGGCATCAGTTTAATCATATCTGGCTTGGAGTATATCACAACATACATCAAGCCATACAGATCAAAATATCTGCTTCCCCTGTTGATTGGAATTTTCATTGATCTTAAATATACAGGAGTGAAACTGCTAGGAGGCAATGTTTCTATTTGCGTATAAGATTTTTCTTCTTCCATAATTAAAATAAAGAAATTTGGTTAGCTATTCTTTCTACTTTTCTTTTTTTACCCTTAGTGACAATCTTCAATACAATACTTTCTGCTTTATCAATGTAATAGTCATAGTTGACATTCATTGATGCAACAGATGTGCTTGCAGGAAGATGATTCACCACCTTGCACAACCAATCTCCAGCCTCCACTTGTGAACTATTAGGTGCTGTTGAGGTAGAGTCTTGATTCTTAATCTTCAAGAGTTTCTCACCATCTCCACCTTTAGTTACATAATAGCGAATGAGCTTGTTGTATACAGAAGGTTCCATTCCCTTTCTATATCCCTCATAATGAAAATCACTTGTTGATTTCTGCCTTATGCAAAAATCGAAAGGATTTTTATGAAGAGAAATAGTCTCAGCGATAGGAATCCCACTAACATAATAATGCTCAAGAGCAAGAGGAACAATTCTGGCGGACTTGTTTTTATGAAGTTCAAAATCCGTGAGAAAATCTCCTTTCTTTTTAATTTCTCCATCTGTTTTAATTGCTAAATAATCATTAACTGTTGAAAATATAATCTTTTTGTAATCTGCTCTTTCAAGCTCATATCCTGTAATCTTGCACCACCAGGCATTAATCTTCTCCATCTCAGCAAGCTTGCTCTTATGGATGTGGATTGTTACACCGTCAGTGTTAGCTGATATGACACGTATTTCTTTAGCTTCATACGCTTCAATAAGCATCATCAATGATAGTTCTCCTGTGATGGTTGTAAACATAGTGAGTTGTCTATCATATATCCAACTATTCATGTCACTAGATTTACCATACACAGAGTTTACAGCAAGCTTCAATGCACCAACAATACCTCTAATCTTCTTGTCCTTCTTTGCAAAAGGCTTTAGTTCAAGACGCTTCTCATACATCTTTTTATAACCTGTAAGGAACTCTTTACCTAAATGATATGGATACTGCTTGTTGTTGATGATAATGGCAGGATAGTAGCTAGAAACGTCCCAGTCAATGATGAGATGATCTTCATCCTCTTCAAACACTTCAGGCTTATTCTCTGTATGCAATCCACCCTTCATAAACGAATACACATTGTCATAAAAATGTATGTGCTCTTTGAAATCATCACCCATTCCCATTTTCATACCTTTCAGTTTTTTAAGAAACTGATCTAGCTGAACTGTTTTAAACTGCACATAAGGAGCTATACATTTATTCAGATATACATAAGGTCTAAATTTCCCTTTTCTAGGAAGAGTTTTAACATCCATTCCTTTCTCTTCACAATAGTATTTCTTGATGATCTCATCACCAATCTTACTATCTGAATAGTTTATACATGGAATATCAAACTCTTTTTCTATATCCAATCGTAATTGAATCTGATCATTGCCCTTGTACAACGGATGCTCTGTCTCACCAATAGTCACCTTGTAAAACTCATAGGTGGCCATAACATCATTCTGACAATACTGACGTGTGAGTTTTCTATCATCTAGAGTCATACCAACCTTTGTATGATGAATAGGCATCTCTTCAATGTTCTCGAGATCCATTTCAAACTCTAATCTTTTTAGACTAACACGTCTGTTCTTGTTGTCAAAGTGATGTATCTTAAATAGATCAATTTGCTTTAAACTAAGATCTTCTTCACGATATTCAGCAAACACATCATAGTTAGCATCATGAATAACATCCTGGGCTTTTTGAGCAATGATGGCTGCTACATCTAGATTAGACTTTTCACTCCAATCCTGACACTTTCTAAGCATCCATTCAACCACCTGGCAATCAAATCTTAGATTGTTATAACCCACCCAATAGAAGTCTTTGTACTTCTCTGTGAACTCTACAAACTGCTCTAGTTCATATTTGCTCTTGCTCACTTCAAACTCATGATATGTATTCTCGTGAGGAATATAAATCCCCACGAGAAACATTTCTTTGAGTGTCTCAATGTCGTAAATTAAAACATCCATATGTTTGATTATACACCATTACGATGACTGTATGTTACAGTGGTAAACTCAATATTTAGATTATCATCATTGTAACGAGCAGGATTGAAGAAATTATCCACTTTAACATTTATACCAGTGAGTGCTGCTGTTAACTTATCAGATAACCTTTTCTTCAAACGAAGAATAGCTTTTTCTTCAAGCACCTCAAAAGGAAGCACCTCATCACCAAATCTGGCAATCATGTGCTTAACATGCTCATAACTACCCACCTTAATATAACCAACCACAAGAGGATCTGGAGAAGCATCATCATACCAAATACAAATCTGATCAAAGAACTTTTCTTTCTCAGCTAGAGCAATCTCTTTAAGAACTTCTCTTGGAATTGTACTCTTGTCATACTTCTTGTAATCAACGACTTCTGGACAAAGAATAGCAAAGACATTCTCTGCTTTCTTGTTCATGTGGATGTATGGAGAAGGATTCTTATCATTCTCACCACTTGATTTTGGTGTAATCAGCTTCAACTGACCTTCCATACCAAGTTCCTCAGCAAGCTGCTTCCACTCTGCTGTCACTTCTTCTGAGCCAACCATTTCTTCTAGCTCTGGTTCTAAATAAATTTCTACTGCCATTTGCTTTAACTTTTTTCGTTAGTAAAATACATAATTTTAATTAATCTTCAAATTCTTCATCATCAAAGTCTTCAAGAAATAAATATTGTAATATCACTTCTTGATCTTCTGT